CGAGGGCTTCCGCTTCCTGTTCGGGGGTCAGATAGTCAATGTGCAGCATGCGCGGAAAGCGGGTCACAAGGGCCGCGTTTGAAATGTTTGTGCCCTCATAAAGCCCGCTTGCATCGCCGCTGCCTGCCGTATTGTCGGCGACAACAAAAACGACCCCATCTGCCGCTTTCACGACTTCGCCCGAGGGCAAGGTAATGGTCCTGTGATCGTCTGCCACCAGTTGAACGATGGCCTGCACACCAGCGGGGGCAAGGGTCAACTCGTCTATCAGGATCACCATTCCGGGCTGCCGCATGGCCTTGATTAGCGCCCCATCTTCCCAACGCGTATTGCCCCCATGCAGCCCCGGGCCCCCGATAAGGCTGTCAACGTCCGTCTGGCGTGTCATGCCGATTTTGCAAAAAGGCCGTCCCAAATGCGCGCAGCACTGTTCGGGCATGGTGCTTTTTCCCGTACCAGCGGGGCCAGTCAGCCAGCAATTTGTGGCCCGTTCAAAGGCCGTCATAAGGGCAGCCATTTGCTTGTGGTTAACCACATAAAACGGGTCAACCGCAGGGACCGCAGGGAAAGTCAGGCCGTCCCATTGGGTCAACGGAATGTCGCGCCACGCATCCTTGGCCTTGTTCGGAAACAGGGTTCGGAATGTGGTTTTCTTGCCCCGCTTGGCCCGGGGCCCTGCCGCTGGTCGCGGGGCTTCGCCCGGGGCCAGTTCTACAATCCGTTCTACTTCAACGATTTTTTCAATTTCAACCGGGGGCTTGTTCGCGGCGGTAATGACCGGCTGCAAGGCCTTCACAATTTCAGCGCGGACCAAGGGCGACAACAGTTGATCCACGGGGGCCAGAATTTTATCCGCTACGCTGGCGTTCATGTCGCGAACGGCCTGTTCACTTTCCATGTTTTCCTCAAGGGTCAATTCAGCGTCGGGGGTCGTGGCAATGAAGTCATCCGGGGCCGCGTCAACAAAGCCCTCCGGGGCATCTTCCAGCATGGCGTTGGGCCCTGCCGATTGTGCCCCCGAGGGCGACTGGCCTAGGATGGCTTCAATCTTTGCGGTCAAGTCAGGATGCTGCAAGGCAAACTCTAGAAGGTTAAAATTGCGGGCATTAGCGGGAACGGTAATTCCCTTGGCTGCAAGGTATGCAGCCCAATCGGCATGGGCCTTGACCAATGCGCGAATGGTGCCACGGGCAGCAGTGGGGATTTGTGTCTGGAGGGTAAGCATGTGATGGCGTCCTATGGTTTGCGGCCCCCGAAATGGGGGTTCGCCATTGGCTTCGCATGCCGGGGGTTTGACTGTCAACAAAAATCGGGGCCCGAGGGCAAACCCTTTGCACACTCTATATGGGCGGGGGCTTTCAATCGGGTTCCAATCCGGGTTCCACCGGGTTCCACCGGGTTCCAATGGGGTCGTTTTGGGGGTTTTGCTCCAAACCCTCAAAAGCCCCGCCCTGCCCTTACGGGGCCCGTACAGGGCCCCCGATTTTGCCCGCTACCTTGGGTCATATTTTCCAAAATAACGCACCAGCGGCGTTTTCACGTTTTGTTCTCGCGTGTATTTGCCGCTTTCGTAGGCACACCGGGGGTTGTATGCCAAACCCTTAGGCAAACAGGAACTTTGAGATGAAAAGCCAGTTGTTTTTAACCCCCGGGCAGCGGAAGGCCCTTGGCAAATCAGAACGCGGGGCTGTTGTCCTAGGGGCTGACTTGCAGGACGCTAGAGAGGAAATGTTTGCCCGCATGGTCTGCGATGGCGTGGCCTTTGGCGTGGCCTTCACCAAGGCGGGCTTCACTTTGGCTGACCCCATGGCCCCGTCTAATCTGTTTCACTTGCCACGCGTTCAAGAGAGGGTCGCCGCGATACTTGAAGCCAGACGGTCAACGGGGGTCGTGACCCTGCCTGAAGTGACCAGCATGCTACAGCGGGTTTTTGCCGGGGCCATGACCAGTGAAGATTATAGCCCCGCCCATAATGCCGCGTTTAGTCTGGCCCGCCTGTATGGCCATGTTACTGACAGGGCCACGCTGGAAGTGATTAGACGGCCTAGCCGTGACCCGGACGCCCCGTCCGAACAGGCCTTGGGCGATTGGGTCGCGTCACTGCCTGCCCTGCCTGCCCCAAGCCCTCAGGGCCCAAGCCCCGAGGCCTCAGGCCTTGCCCCAAGCCCTGCCGATATGCCCGTCCAAGGGGCCTTTCAGGGCCCGGGCCCTGCCCCATATGGCGACGAGCCCTTGCCAAACCCTGAAATCTCCAGCAATATCAATTGGTTACAAGGAATGAGCCAAGGCCCGGGCCTTGGCCCTGAGGGCTCGGGCCCTGAATTGTCCAATGATATCAAGGGCTTAGGCGGTACGCCGGGGCGACCCGAAAACGGGGCCCCTCCGAGGCCGGTAACTGGGACCCCTAACGGCGGCGCGCGCACCAAGGTATTAGGCAAGCGGGGCCCGGGCCCCACCCCCGGCAGGAAAAAACGGAAACTGACACCGCGACAGGTACCTGTTAAAAAATTGGGGGCAAAGGCTATTAGGAAAAAGGGAAAAATTCCTAGTATGAAAGAACTCTTCGGGTCAGACGAATGAAGATCATCACGGGCTTCAAGCCCCAGCCGGGCCCCCAGCACCACTTTCTGACCTGCCCTGCCGATATCGTCGTTTATGGCGGGGCCCGGGGCGGCGGTAAGAGCTTCGCGGCCTTGGGAGAGTTCTGGTGTCACTCCGAGGACTGGGGCCCCGCCGCAAAGGGCCTGATGCTCAGGCGCTCACGCGAGGATTTGAAGGACACCATCGACGTCGCAAGACAAATGTACGGAGACGCTGCCGAATGGAAGGACAAGGAGAAGCAGTTTCGCTTCAGGAATGGTGCGGTTTTTCACATGGCGTATCTGGAGAACGACACCGACGCGATGAACTATCAGGGGTGGAGTTTAACGCGGGTGTATGTGGAGGAATTGACGCAATACGCCTCGCCAACCGGCATTTTCCGGCTTTTTGCGACACTGAGAACCACCTCGGGAGCCAGATGCCAGTTGAGGGCCACCTGCAATCCCGGGGGCCCGGGGCATCACTGGGTTAAATCATGGGTCATCGACAATGGTCCGTATCGCCCGGTGAAAGACGCCGAGACGGGCCTTATACGAATTTTCATCCCCGCAAAGATCACGGATAACCCGAGCCTGCTGAATAACGACCCCGGCTATATCAACCGCCTCAGGGCCTCGGGCAGCGCCGCCTTGGTCAAGGCTTGGCTCGATGGTAACTGGGATATCATCGAGGGCGCGTTCTTCCCGGAGTTCGACCCGAACAGGCATGTGATAACCCCGCCCCGCATACCACTGCACTGGACGCGTTTCCGCAGCATGGACTGGGGAAGTGCTTCCCCCTTCTCCATCGGCTGGTGGGCTGTGGTTCAGGACGATATGATCCATGACAAGAAGAGACTGCCGAAGAACTCCATCATCCGCTACCGCGAATGGTACGGCTCAAGTGGCCCCAACAAAGGGTTACAGCTCCCTGCGGATGCTGTCGCGAAAGAAGTAGTTCGGAGAGAGACCGATGGCCGAGGCTTTCGCGAACCAATTGCTTACGGGATACTCGACCCGTCAGCCTTCCAAGTGGTCAGTGGACCTTCGATTGGAGAGACCTTTGCGCGACAGGGTGTCTATTTCCGCCGCGCTGACAACTCTCGTGTCTCTACCGCCAAACGAATGGGTGGATGGGATCAGTTGCGCTGGCGTCTCAAGGGCGACGACGACGGCGACCCGATGATCTTCTTTGTCGATCACTGCAAGGACGCCATCAGGACGCTGCCGATGCAGCAGCACGACGAGAACCGCCCCGAGGACCTCGACACCGAAGGCGAGGACCATGCGGTCGATGATATCCGCTACGCCTGCATGTCCCGCCCGTTCGGGGCCCGCCTCGAAACAAGCGAGGACCTCGACCCGCTGCGCGTCTCCAATGCTTTCCGCTTGGACGAACTCGACCACGCGTGATAAAGGCAAATCAGGGAAAAATCGCGAACAAGGGGCGAACAATGGGCGATGTCGGCCAGACACAGGGCTCCATTGGCGCGCACCGCGTCAGGGAGAGCTTCAACCCCAGCGGCGAGAACGTCGTTGATAAGCTCAAGCGGTACACCGCCGATCTGATTGATCTGTGCGAGGACCTGAAGCAGGTCGAGCCCCGTCTCGCGTCCCTCGCCCAGACCGCCTACGAAGAGGCCGCCATGTGGGCGGTGAAAGCCGCGACAACCAAAAAGTAACCTCCAATGGCGGCGACCAGCTTCACCAAAGGCGAAGAGGCCCCGCCGCAGGCGGCTCAGGTCAGGAGCCCCGAGGGCCAGAACCCTGACCGCCCGGACGTTGCACTCGCCGCCAGCGGCGACAAGGAGGTGGATACCTCCTTCTGGGAACAGGCCTTAGCGGACTGCGAGCGTGCCGAAAGGGACTGGCGTACACGCGGTCGTGAGATCGTCCAGATGTACCGGGGCGATATCCCGATCTCCCGCCCCAAGTCCACCAAAAGCGGCAAGACCAGCGCCTACACGGGCCCCAGAAATTCCAGCCACTTCAACGTGCTTTACGCCAATACCGAGGTGATGCTGCCTGCCGCTTACTCCAAGCCGCCCGATCCCGTAGTTAAGTCCCGCTTCGTCAAGAAATCCGCCGTTCCCGCTCCACCGCCGCCCATGCCGATGATTATGGGCGGTCCACCTGAAATGGGCATCCCTCCGGGGATGGCTCCCCCGGGCGCACCGGGCACGCCGTTGGGTCCCGGAGGCCCTCCCGCGCCGCCGACACTGCCGCCCGGGGGACCGCCTCAGGCCGGGGCCCCCGCAGGACCCGTCACGGCGCAGCCCGCGCCCGGCGTTCCTATTGCCGCTCCCGATGGCAACCAGCCCCCGGCACCCCCCGGGCCGCCACCGGGCCCCGGGGGTCCACCGCCGTCGCCTGCCGGTGGACCTCCCGGGATGCCGCCCCCGGGCATGACCGGCTTGGGGCCCGAGCCCCCGCCGCCGCCCGGCATGCCGCCGGGCCCCATGCCGCCGCAACAGCCTGTCGGGCCCCAGACGGTGCCGCAGCCCGCGCCCATGCCCCCGGGCATGCCGCGTCAGCAGGATATCGAGACTGCCGCTGCCGTGATGGAGAAGGCGCTTGAGATCGTCGTCGGCGACGAGGCCAGCCACGAAGCGGTGAAGGCTGCCGTAAGAGACATGCTTCTCCCCGGTCGCGGCACCTGCCGCGTGCGCTGGAAGCCGGTCATCAAGGCGGTCCCGGTCGAGGACCCGGTGATGGGCGGGCCTCTTGCGCACCCGATCACGGGCGAGCCCCAGACCAAGGACGCCAAGGTCTGGGAGACCGTGGACGACGAATATGTGTTCTGGGAAGATATCCTTATTGATCCCGTCCGTCAGCATGGTGACGTCGAGTGGGTCGCGTTCCGCCACCTGTTCTCGGAAAAGGCCCTGCTGGACGAGTTCGGCGAGAGCGAGAAGCTGCAAGAGTACAAGAAGGCGGGGAAGGTCTCAGAGCTTCTCAAGTGGACCGAGGAGAGCGCCGCCAAGAGCCCTGTCGGCGGCGGTCCCAGCCCCAAGACAGCAGGCAAGCTGGATAGCGTCGTCAGAAAGGCGATGGTCTGGGAAATATGGACCCGCGCCACGCGCGAGATCATCTGGCTCGTGAGGGAAGGCGGCGGCTGCGTGCTGCGCGTTGAGCCTGACGTGCTGGGCCTTCAGGGCTTCTACCCGATCCCAAAACCGATTTGCGCCGTCGTCACAACCGACAGCATGATCCCGAAGGCTTTCTTCGATCTCTATGCACATCTCGCGGCGGACCTCGATGACACTTCCAAGCGGATCAGCGACCTCACCGAAAAGATCAAGGTTCGTGGCGGATACAACGCGGCCAACAAGGATATCGCGAACCTTCTTACTGCTGATGACGGCAAGCTGCTGCCTGTTGACGGCGTTGATCTTATGTCAGGCGGTTTGCAAAATCATATCTGGCTCGTCCCGATCCTCGAATGGGTCAACGCGCTGAAGGAGCTTTACCACTCGCGCGACCAGCAGAAGAACGCGATCTACGAGATCATCGGCATCGCCGATATCATCAGGGGCGCGACCAACCCTTACGAAACCGCCACCGCGCAGCGCATGAAAGGCACTGTCGGTTCGGGCCGCATGCAGGGCGTCAAGACCAGCGTCGGAAACTTCGTCCGCGATCTGATGCGGTTGAAGGGCGATATCATCGCCAAGAACTTCGACGCTGATACCCTCACCAAGATGACCGGCGAGAACTGCACGCCTGAAGTCATGGAGATACTGCGCAATGAGTTCACGCGTTTCTGCGCCATCGACATCGAAACCGACAGCACGGTCGAAGTCGATGAAGCCACGGAAAAAGAAGCCAACGCCCAGATCATGCAAGTGGTGGGAGGAACCCTCACCGCTGCTCAAGGCCTTCTTCAGACAGGCATCCTTCCGCCGCCGATGATTATCAATCTCTCGCTTGAGATGATTAAGATGCTGCTGCACCCCGTGCGTCACAGCCGGGGCGTCATCGACCTCATCGACGGCTATCAGGAGATGCTGGGCGCGTACATGCAGATGGACCCGACGGGTGCGATGATGCGGCCCCCGCCGCCGCCGCCACCTCCCGGGGCCCCGCCGCCGGGGGCCGGGCCGCCGCCGCCGGGCCCCAGCCGTGGCGCGAATGGCAAGGGCCCGCCAAAAATGCCACAACCGCAAGCGCCACCGCCCGGGATGGGCGGACCACCTCCGATGTAACCAAGGGAGACCCGCTATGGCCAAAGACAAGGAAATCGATCCGCACCCGAACCCGACGCAGGACCTGCGGGCCCCCGGCGCGGGCTACACCTCCGCGCCGATCCCGCCCGAGGATATGCTCACCGAACAGGAGCAGGACGTGCTGGCGGGCGGGACCGGCGTAGGGCCCGCATCCGCGTCGGCGCAGAGCGTGCCGGTGGAGACGATGGAGGCGCAGGGCATCGGGCCCCGCGATCCGTATCCCAGCGCCGACACGCCGCCGCCCGTGGCGCGTGAGAAGGGGAAGAAGTAGATGGCCCAGCGCGTCCCGCTGCCGATCACCCGGGCGATGCTGACGCCCGCCAACGGCAACATCACCAAGCCGCGCTACATCGTGCCTGCCGAAGTGGCCACCGACTGGCATGGCGGCGACTTTGGTGACGACTACGATCAGGCTGAAGCGACGCAGGCGATAGCCAACAGTTGCTCCATCCGGGTCGAAACCGACTACGACCCGCAGCACCAGAAGGCCAAGGCCAACGACATGGTGCCGGTCCTCACGGTCCTTGCCGATCTCGGCAAGGACTACGGGGTCTACGCGGGTGCGGGGAAGCGCACGGGCACCATTCACCCGTACCAGCCCTACCCGTCGGTGAAGCCTTGAGCGGCGGAGCGGCCCGCCCGCACGACCAGATGTCCCTTCCGGGTCTGGGCGTGCCGGTGGACCCCAAGACCGGCTTCGTGCTGAAGCCGGTCGTGACCCAGCGGCTCAAGCGGCTCGATGACGTCGCGGTGATCTTCCGCAGCGCCCTTCACGAGTTGGACGGCACGACGATGGGCTCAAGGCCCGGCGACCGCCGGATGGCGCTCGCCTTCACCAAACTGGACGAGGCCGTGATGTGGGCCTCGGCGGCAATCATGGATCACGGAGAGGGCTGATGCCCGTCTGGGTGATGTATCAGGGCCGCCTGATCGAAAAGAAATACCTGCCCGCGTCCAACCACGCGGCCAGTGACCTTCCTGCACCGTCAGTGCAGTCATTTCAAACCTACGCCTCCCCGATCAATGACGCGCCGATAAGCTCGCACCGCCAGCGCGACAAGGACCTGCACAACTCGGGCAGTTACGATCCTCGGGATACCCCCGCCTCCTTCAGGAAAGCCCAAAATGTCCGACACGCACGACAACGGCGAAGCGCCGACCCTTCGCGATATAGCTGAACAGGCCTACGACGATCTGGAGACTGGGGCCCTTGAGACCGAGGGCCCGGGCCCTGGAGATGAGGGGACTGCTGAAGAACCCCTTGCAGACACCGGCAGACAGCGCGATAACCGTGGTCGCTGGGTCGCCAAGTCGGAGAACCAGCCGGGAGAAGCAGTCGAGCCCCTCGACCCAGCCCTGAAGCCAAAGATTGAAGCGGCCCAGCCACCTCCAACTGATCCAGCCGCCCAACAGGCGCGTAGCAATCAGGCCCCGGAACACTGGAACGCAGAGGACAAGGCGACATTCGCCAAGCTGCCTCAGGAGGGGAAGAACTTCCTTCTGCGGCGTCACGGCGAGATGGAAGCCGAGTTCACACGCAAGTCACAGGCGAGTGCGGGAGCAGTCCAGTTCACGCAGGCGATTGCGCCGGTTTTCAACGATCCGCACATGTCGCGGATTTTGCAGCAAGAGAAGGCTACTCCTGCACAGGCTATCCAGACTTGGGCCGCGTGGCACAAGATGGGGACGTCGGAGAACCAGCAGGACAAGTTCACGCTGCTTGTTGGACTGACGCAACGCATGGGTCTGGACCCAGCGCGCATATTCGCGGCCTTGCAGAACCAGTCGCCGCCGTTGCCTCCCGGGTTCACGCAAGAGGACCTGAAGGACCCGGCAATCAAGTTGTTCGCCGATCATATCGGCAAGACCGAAAACAAGATCGCGGCCCTTGAAGGGCAAATCCAGCAACGGGAGCGGGCAGAGCAAGCCGCCCGCGAACAGGTAGCTCTCGAAAGTGCGACACAGAACATCAACGGCTTTGCGGACGCCAAGAGTGCAGACGGCAGACCCCTGCGGCCTCACTTCAATACGGTGCTGCCGCAACTCATCGAGATGTTCAGGGCCAATCCCCAGCGGGACATGGCCGAAGCCTACGAGACTGCGTGCTGGGCTAACCCGGAAGTCAGGCAGCAACTCATGGCGGCGCATCAGTTTCGCCAGCAGTCGCAGCAGGACATTGCAAGGGCCCGTAGCGCGCAGCGGGGGAATACCCGGGGGCTCACGTCCTCGGTCACACGCCCCAACGGCACGGACGGGCCTTCCAAGGGGGGTATTCGCGACGCAATCGAACGGTCTGCCGATGAGATCGGGTATTGACCCCTCATAGGAGCCTTCGATGGCCGAACCCACCGTCACGCAACTCGTTGCGACGACAATCCAGAACTACCACAAGCAGTTTGCCGACAATATTTCCAACTCCAATGCCGTCACGGCGCTTCTGCGTGAAGGCAACCGCGTAAGGGTCATCGAGGGCGGACGCGCTATTGCTTGCCCGCTCACCTACGCCGAAGAGACGTTCGCTTGGTACATCGGCACGGAGCTTCTCTCCCGCGCCACCAAGGAGACCATCTCGGAAGCCCACTACGACCCGGCGAATGCTGTCGCGAGCGTGACCCTCTCGGGCCCTGACCTCGCCAAGAACCGCTCCCGCGAGCGCATCCTCAACCTGCTTGAGGGCAAGATGGACAACGCGGAAGCGACCATGAAGAACAACATCACCAAGGCGGTCTACGGCGACGGCACGGTGGCCAAGAGCTTCGTGGGCCTCAAGGGCATGGTCACGCCCGACGGCTTGGGCCTCATCGGCGGCATCGACGCGGCAACGTGGACCTTCTGGAAGAACCAGTTCCAAGTGGTCGCGCGCGCGACGGGCCTCCAGTATCCGGCCCTCAAGGCCGCAATGAACGCACTCTGGATGAAGCTGATCCGTGGCGCGGAGAAGCCCGACCTGATCGTGGCTGATGGCGAAATCTACTCAACCTATGAAAGCGGGTTGCAGGAGAACCAGCGGTACGCCGACGCGAAGCTCGGAGCCCTCGGTTTCGAGACGCTCAAATACAAATCCGCCCCATTGGTGTTCGACGGTGCTGCCACGGGTATCACGGGGGCATACTTCCTGAACACCAAGTACCTCAAGTTTGAAATCTACTCCGGCAGGAATTTCGAGGCACTCGACCTGCCGGATATGTCACCCGATATGGACGCCGTGACCAAGCACCTCGCCTTCATGGGGGCCCTCACGCTGTCCAATCGCGCAATGCAGGGCAGGCTCACCGCCAGCGGTACCTGACCTCGCGAACGGCAGCCGAGTTCGGGGAGCGCGGCTGCCGTTTTCCCCGCTCCCCTTCACGGAGCCCTGATGTCAGACCACCCTACCCTTGTAAGATTTTACTCTGGCTGGGAGCGTGAGGGCTCGGGCCCTGACGGCTTGCCGCTGTATCGCGAGACCGTGCGCGTGCGGATGGACCGCCCCCCTTACCTCTCGATTGAGCGCGAAGCCGACGAGAGTGATATCGCCGACCACCCGGAGCCCTATGCGCTCTATCAAAAGACCTGCGCCGCTCGCAAAGAGATCGTTGGCTATCCTCTGGCGCTGTGGCCTGCGTGCGCACCGCACATTTTTCAGATGCTGGTGGCTCGGGACATTTTCACCGTCGAACAACTGGCGCAGCTTGTCTCCAAGAAGCGTCGCGCCGAAGCTGTCCGCAGCATGCCGCCGGATATCATCGAGATCGCCGACCGTGCGGTGAAGATGATCGAGCTTCACGGCAAGGCGGGCCAGTACGAGGAAATCGTCGGCAATCTCCAGTCGCAGCTTGACGCGATGAAAGAGCAGTTTGACGAGGCGATCTCGACCATCGCCGCGCAGAAAACCCTGATCGACACTCTCAGGCTGAAGGCTGCTGCCTGATGGCTCAACTGGCAACCATCAACGACGTCGTGTCTGACGCTTCCCTTGAGATAGGGATCGTTCAGCGCCCCGTGACCAACGTCATAGGCACCGCGGATCAGGACATCGCCCAGATGGCCGCGCTCATGCAGAACGTCGCTGATGAGTTGCTGATTGACCCGCCGTATCGCGACATGCTCGGCGACGGCAACTGGCTGATCGACTATGCCGGTGTCGTCCGCAAATCGCGCCCCACCGCCGACAACGACGTGATCCTGTTCGACGCGCGGCTGGCGGTGAACGGGCTCAAGTACCGCTTCCTGAAAGCCAAGGGCCTCGAATACGGCGAGGAGCAGCGGGACTTCATCGCGAGGCTCAACAAGATCGCGGGAGCCAATGCCCCCGTGATAGACCTCAACAGCGACGCGGGGCGCGTCCAATGAGAATGGCCCCGGGCGGTTTCCTGCCTCTCAAGAACCGCAAGGGGACACCTGTCCGGGTGAAGGTGCAGCCTGCCGCGAAGGTCGCGCACTTCAGCGCACCGCTGAAGGGCCTCTCGCATTTCGCGGAGATCGGCGACAACGATCCGCTGCAAGCCTCGATCCTCACCAACTGGATCATCGAGCAGGACCGCATCACCGTAAGGCCCGGCTACCTCAAAGTGGGGCAGATCGCGACCAACCTGCCGATTGGCACCATCATCCCGTACTACGGCAGCGAGCCCGGCAGGGTGGCCTTGGCTTCTGGTGGTAGCTGGTACACCAGCAGTGGCGTGTTCATTCAGGGCTACGCCTCGGGGACCACATTCGATCAGTGGTCGTGGGCGGCGTTCGCCAACCTGTCCGCCGTGGATTACACGGTCATGGTCAATGGCAACAACGGCGTCATCTCATGGGATGGCAGCTACGGCGTTAACACGGCGTTTACGCAGGAAGCGGTTGCCGCACCTGCCGGGGCTCCGTGGGTCATCGTCACCGCGCTGGATAAAGTCATCGTGCATATGAACCGGCTCTGGTTCGCCGACAACAATAACCTTGCGGTCTACTACCTCCCCGTTCAGCAAAAGAGCGGCACGCTTCTGCTGCTGCCGCTGAATGCGATCTTCAAGCGCGGCGGGCACATCGTCGGCCTCTATACTTGGTCCATCGACGGCGGCACGGGCCTTGACGACGCGCTGGCGATCTTCACCTCAAACGGCGAGGTCGCGATCTACTCGGGCGTGGACCCTGCCACCAACTTCCAGCTTGTCGGCGTGTTTCGCTTCGACGCGCCCATGTCGAAAGACAGCATCATCAACTTCGGCGGCGACCTCTACGCGATGGTCTCCACGGGCCTTGTGCCGATGACGACGATGATCCGTGCCGAGACGGAGAACCTCGGCAGGTCCGATCTCAGCATCATGAAAGAGTTTGAGGACGTCGCGCGCAATCACCGGGACGAGCCCGGTTGGCAGGTGATGTTAAATCACCAGACCGGCCACGCGATCTGCAACATGCCGATTGGTCAGGGCAAGTACCAGCAGATGGTGCGGCGGATGCCGGATCAGGTCTGGACCAAGTGGCTGGATATCCCGGCGCGATGCTGGGGCTGGATCAACAACCACGCGTATTTCGGGGACGACAAGGGAGGGCTCTACCTCGGCGGCACCGAGTACCTCAACGACAACGGCGCGGCGATCAACGCCGATGTGCGCTTTGCATGGTCCAGCTTCCGCAGCGTCACCAAGAAGAATTTCAAGATGGTGCGGCTCTACACCATCACCGACGGCCAGCCGCGCCCGTTCATCGACCTTGAGGTGGACTACAACAACATGCCGCCGACCAACCAGCCCGAGTTGACGCTTGGGCCCTCGGGCGGTGCCGAATGGGATATTGCATCTTGGGATGCAACAAGCTGGTCAGCCTCGACGCAGCCCAAGCAGAACTGGCAAGGGGTCACGGGCCTCGGGCGTGTCGGCGCGGTGCGTGTTCGCATCAGCGTGACCGGCGCGACCTTCTCGCTGTCTGGCGTGGACGTCCTCTATGAACTGGGAGGACTGATGTGAGGCCCAACTTCGGCGACCTCCCAAGAGACGCGCAAGAGTTACTGGCGACGAAGATGCACGCCAACTTCAGCGGCGCGAGCTTCAGGGCCCCGCGCTGGTTCTCGGCGTGGACGCGCGATAACACCGGCAAGCTCGCCGGGATTTTCGCAATCGAGTTCAAATATTGGTACGACGGCCACATCAACGTGCTGGTGCTGGATCAGCGTTGCATGACCGAGAACGTGCTGCGCGCGATCTTCACCGCCGCGTTCACGCAGGCCCGCCGTCTCACCGCCGAGGTGGAGCCCGACAATTTCAGGGCCCTGCGGCAGGTGCAGCGGATGGGCTTCGTCTACGAGGGCTACCGCCGCATAGGGCTCGGCGGCACGCGCGATGTGATGTGCTACGGCATGCTGAAGGCCGACTGCAAATACCTGCCGGGCTACACGGGCCCCACCGTGCTGGCGACGCCGACACTCCCAGCCGCGACATATGAGAGGGTTCACTGATGGTCGAGAAACTGGCCATGAAAATCGCGTGGGCGCTGCCTCGGCGCGTCGTCTACTGGTGCGCCATCCGGCTTGGCTGCAATGCCACGCAGGGCCCGTATGGCGATCAGGTTGTGCCTGACCTGCTGATGATGGACGCGCTGAAGCGGTGGGAGAAATAGATGGTAAGCCAACCTTCACCGCCGGACCCGTATGCAACCGCTGCCGCGCAGAACTCGCAGAACCAGTCCGCGAGCCAGTATAACTCTGTCAGCAACAACGCCAACGAGATCAATCCCTACGGCTCGGTGAGCTACAAGGCCATCGAGCAAGTCCCGATCTACACCAACGGGCAGATCAGCGGCTACGCGCCTCGTTATCAACGAACAACCGTCCTGAGCCCCGACCAGCAGAAGCTGTTGGGGCTCGAAACGCAGTCAAAATACAACATGGGCACGACTGCGGTTGAGCAGTCGGCGAAGCTGCGCGACCAACTCAATACCAGCCTCGATCCCAGCAAGTGGCAGGCGTGGCAGACGGACCTCAAGGCGCAGAAAACGCCCGAGGCGAATTACAACGTCAACGGGACCTACAATAACCCGTTGCAGGAGATGCGGCAGGATCAGGCCCCGACCGACCGTGCGTCCGTCGAAAAAGCGATGATGGACAGTTACAACAGGAGCGTGAAGCCGACGGAGGACGCGCAGGAGGCGAGCCTTGCGGCGCGAGGCTTGAGCCCCGGCAGCCAAGGCTACGGTGGCTGGCAGATGCAGCGCGATGACAGCCGCACCGAAGCTGCGAACAAGGCGTATCTCGCGTCAGGTGACGAGGCCCGCAAGAACCAAGACGCCTACAACAGCGTCGCCGCCTCGCGCTTCGCGATGGGCGATCAGGCCGAAAATTCGCGCTTCAACATGGCGAACACCGCCGCGACCACGAAATTCGGCATGGAGAGCGCCGCCGCAACCAACAAGTTCAACATGGATAAGGCGGTGGCGGATTACTACAACAACATCCGGCAGGGTCAGGCGTCGGAAGATATCGCGCTGCGCAACCAGCCGATCAACGAAATCACTGCACTGATGAACGGCGGGCAGGCGACCATTCCGCAATTCCAGCCGTTCCAAGGCTCGCCGATCAATCCGTCGAACATCGGCCAGTACATTTCCGACAACTACAAGGCCGAGAGCGCGGCAGCAGCGTCAACCAATGCCGGTATCTTCAGCATGATCGGTGGTCTTGCGAAGATGATGCCGATGATGTGACAGGAGGTTTGTGATGGGTGGAGACAGTGGTGGCGGCGGCAACCCCGCAGCCCTTTACCAGAACGCAGCCCCGATGGAGGGGCTTCCTATCGCTGGCAAGGACAGCACGATTGGGAGCCCTTTCGAGTACGGGCAGTACCAGAGCTTCCTGCCTGACCTGCCGTCGGCGGATCAGATGAAGGAAGGCATGCGGGCCCCGTCGGCGACGGGGATCAACTCCGACATGATGAAGTTCAAATCGCCCTCTGGCGTCATCGCGCCCAACCCGGGCGCGGATGAGATCAAGGGCCTGCGTGACGAACTCGCCAAGCTGAAGGCGGGCGGCGCAGCAGGCAACAACGTGCTGGGCGGCAACGGGCAGGGCCCGCCACTGTGGCGTGACGCCAGCATGGACGTACAGGGAGCATAGCCATGGGCATGGGCGCTGGAGGCGGCGAAGAAGGCGGCGGGGGCATGGGTGCGGAAGCCCCTCCTGCCCCAAGCGGCATGGACCCGATGGCCCCCCAGCAGGGTGGCGGCGGTGATGCCCGGCTGATGGCGGCGCTGGCGCAGGACCCGAGTTTCCGGGAGCAGCTTGCGAAGCTGATGGCGGCAGGACGGCAGGGCCCGCCGATGGCCCAGCAACAGCCGATGGGCGGCGGTCTGGGGCAACTGCGGGGCCCCAATGAGATGTTCGGACCTGCCGGGCAGGCGATACAGGCCGCGCAGATGCAGTCGTCGGGACGGCGGGGCCCGGGCCCTAACGGTGACTGGGCGCGCGAGATCGACCCGAGTGACCCGAACGGTCGCCCGATGCGCCGCACGCCGATGATGTGAGGGCGCGATGGTAATGCGGCTGCCGAAGAAGCAAGAGGACCCGAGGCTCGGCTATTCCGCGCCCGAGGGCCCCCGGCTGCCGCCAAAAGGCACCCAACTGGCGGGGCCTCCGCAGGAGCCCCCGGCGGCTGCATTCGCGATGCTGGACCAGCCGCTCGGCAAGCTCATCGCGGAGAACAAGTCAAAAATGTCGTGGATGGAGAGCGCGGCAACGGCTCTCATCCCGTCCAGCGAAATGAACAAGCCGCTGCGTCAACTCCTGAACGAGGGCGGCGCGCTGGCGAGCCAGATCAGGCCGATGCTTGAAGCCCGGATCAAGGAGGCGGGATACACCCCCGCGCACCTCGACAGGGCCCTCAAGACCCCGCCCGGCACGCCCCCGGCTGCTGCGCCAGCGCAGCCCCCTGCTGCGGCGGCTGCACCACCCGCGAAACAGTACGCCCTTCCGCCAGCAGCCAAGCCCCCGGCGGCTGCGGCTCCACCTGTCGCAGCGGCTGCGGCCCCACCCGTCGCACCCGCTGGTCCAGCAGCAACAGCGCCTGCGGCGGCTCCAGCCCCGGTCGCTGCGGCACCACCTTCTGCCGCCGGGGCTCCGGGCCCCCGGGGCCTCGTCGCGCACCACACCGGCTACAACCCGGAGACCGGGGCCGACTGGAAGGACCCGGCGGAGATCGTCAACTTCTGGAAAACTCAGCGGCCCGGCATCGGCGCGCAGTACATCATGGACCGCGACGGCAACATGCACGACGTCAAGGCCGAGTTCGGCTATGGCGGCACCGGGCATGTGCATCCCGGCTACACGCCAAAGGAGATGCGGGACAAGGGCCTCGTCAACAAGAACCTGATCGGCGTGGAGATCATGGCGCGGGACGCCAAGAGCGTGACACCCGCCCAGACCAAGGCTTTCGCCGAGTGGACGCAGAAGAACCACCCGACAGTGGACATCTACGGGCACGGCGAACTAAACCCGGGCCACCGCGACGCCGACGAGGGCATCTCTGCGAAAGAGGCCGCGCTGGCGCTGCGCAAGGCGGGCATGCCTGCGGGCGCTGCCGCTGCGGCAGCCCCGGCGGTTGCCGCGCAAGCCACGGCTGCGGCCCCCACGGAGCCCGGCGAGGCGGCGTCGCCCGGCACCGGCGGCAAGGGCCCCGGGAGCCTCGACGCCGTGCAGAAGGCTTTTCTCAGCACCATCGCCAAGGGCGAGGCCAAGAATTACACCACGATCTACGGCGGCGGGCAGTTCTCGGACTTCTCCAAGCACCCGGGGCAGAAGGTCACCGCCAACGGCTACACCTCCGACGCTGCTGGCAGGTACCAGTTCCTCGGATCGACGTGGCGGGAACAGGCCGCCAAGTACGGCTACACGGATTTCAAGCCCGAGACGCAGGACAAGGCGGCGTGGAACTACGCCAGCGACACCTACAAGAAAGCCACGGGCCGCGACATGGCGAGCGATCTCGCGTCGAACGACGCGAAGCTCATCAGCGGCGTTGGCGATGCCCTGAAAGGCGTGTGGCCCAGTCTGCCCGGGGGCTCGCAGGAGAACTGGAAGGGCGCGAAGTTCGCCGACGTCTACGGCCAGAACCTCGGATCGCCGCTTGAAGGCAGCGCGACAGCGGTCGCTGAAGGCCAAGGCGGCATCGGCTCTGATGCTGCGCGCACGGGCGAGGGCTCCGCACCTGCCGCTGCCGCCACCGCCGACGCGGGCGGCGGGGACTTCGCCAAGGGCATGGGCGGCATCGGCGACATCTTTGGCGGCATCGCCGACAGCATGTCCAAGAGCGCGGCGGTGAACAACGCCCGGGCCTCAAGCCCTGCGAACCTGCCGCTGCCGTCCCTGCCGACACCGCTGCCGATGATGCCGATGATCGACCCCAAGCAAGCCGAGATGCAGCGGCAGCAACTGGCAATGGCCATGCAACGCCTTAACAGTGGAAAGCTATTCTGATGGCGAGCGTCATCTCAACCACCACCGCGCCGTCAACCTATGGTGACGGCCTCAAGGCCATGAGCATCAAGGCGCTTGAGCAGCGTCAGAAGGACATTCTCGCCCAGAACGCCGCGCAACAGCCCGACACGGCTTCGATGGCGACCATCCCGGGCGGCATCGGGCATGTGCTGGGCGTGGCCGCCGACGGCTTCCGCGAGATGCAGAGCAACAACGCGCTGGCGGCGAACCGCGCCGATCTGGCGAAGGTCATGTCGGGCTATGACCGCGACAAGGGCTTGACCGGCGAGCAGCAGGCGGTTCTCAGCCGCGTGGCTCCGGAAATTCTGGACAAGCTCATGCAGCACAACGAGGAACGCTGGAAAACCACGACCGTCGATACCGGCCAGACCAACCGCGCCGACGCGCTCAACCGGACCACGCTCGAAAACACCGACCGGACGAACGCGGGCGCTATGGCGCGCACCAAGCTCCAAGAGGAAGCCGCCACCGGGCGCACCGACAGCACGAACACAGTCACCAAGGACGTCGCCAAGCTCAAGGACACCGGGGACACCGCCCGCACGGTGCTGCAAATCACCTCGAAAGAGAAAGAAGGAGCCTCCGACAGGGCCCAAGCCGACGCGCACCTCGCCAGCAAGCAGGCGCAGGAGGTCAAGATGGCGAATGTTCAGGCCGCCATCAAACGCGCCGAACAGGAACGCGACTACGCCAACTCCCACGATATGTTCGACAGGAAAACTGCGGCAGAGAAGGAAATCCTGCGGCTCGGCAACGAATACAAGACCGCCGAGGCCGAGAAGGGCAGGGCCCACGATATGGCGACGCTGGCCCAGCGGTACGCGAACGATCTGGGCCTTCAGGACAAGCTGCTGGCCGCCAAGGCGCTGGAGGCCGACAAGCAAATCGCCCTCACCCGGGAGGACCACGCCGCCGCGCGCCAAGCCGACCAAGACCTTGCGCGGATCAGGGGCGACATCGAAGCCGGTCGCGACCGGATCAAGCTGGACTACGAGAAAGAGCGGGACGAGGCTGACCGGAAAACCAAGGTGGACCTCGCGACCAAGGCTGCGGAGGACAAGAAAGCCGAGGCTGCCGCCGACCCCAAGACCAACCAGCTTCGCGCGGAGATGGAGCAGCGGCTCACCCACCGTAACTCGCTGATTGACGAGCTTGCGGCTGCCGGGGCTGACCTCAGGAAGGGCGTCCACACGGGCTCGGACGCTGGCATCAAGACCTCTGCCGGTCTGGCCCCGATTGTCGGGCCCTACATCGGCGACAGGGAGAAGTCAGAGCGGACGCGGCGCGTCGATAACGTCATGAACCGCGCCGCCGTCGGCGATATGTCCACGATGCTGAAGGGCGCGACCACCGACAAGGAAATGGCCGAGTTCAAGCGGATGTGGAACGACCCGTCCATCGGCATCGAGGCCAAGCGCGCCCAGTTCCTGCGCGTCGTGGACGCCGCACAGGCTGACCGCGATGCCGAGGCCCGGGCCGTCAAGGCATCCGGTGGCACCGTCACGGAGCCCGCCTCGGCCAAGCCGAAGGACGATCTCAGCAGGGCCCAAGCCGCCATCGACGGCGGGGCCCCATTCGAGGCGATCTCCAACCTGTTGAAGTCGAAGGGCGGCGATCCGGCGGCCCTGAAACCGAAGGCCAGATGACATGGCTGACGACGTTGACGAGTTTGCGGCCCTGATCCCGAAAGGCGCGGCACCTGCTGCCGAGGCCCCGACGGACGAGTTTTCGGCGCTGATCCCCAAGGGTGAGCGCATGCTGACCCGCGAGCAGGAAATCCGCCGCGAGCGGCTGATGGCGCTGTTGCAGGCGAACCCGGACGGCACGCCCATGCGCCCGGGCGGCAAGCTCGCCGAACCCGGCTATATCGACCGGATCAAGGACAACGCCACGTCGGGCGTGATGCGTCCTATCGGCGGCGCGATGGCGGTTGGCAGCGGACTGCTGGACGAAGCGACTGGCGGCAAGCCCGCGACAATCGGCGAACGCTGGCGTGCCGGTGTGGGTGCCGAAGATGACTACATCAAGCGCGCCGAGGCGAACACCCCGGGGCCGCTGGCGGCACCCAGCGCAAGGCCCTGAGTTGGGGCGCGCAGATGCTCCAGTCGGGCGTCCAAGGCGCTATCGAAGGGGCTTCGCGCAACGCGAAAGACCTCGGGAGCGCCGCAGGCGGGGCCCTCACCAGCGCGGGCGTCAACATGGGGACCACGGGCGTCCTCGGAGCCCTGCTGGATCGGTTCAAGGGCGTCAAGAATGCCAAGACCGATATCGGCACCGCCAGCCGGGGCGGAAATTCGCAAACCCTCGATATCGAGGGCGGCAACATCTTCCAGCGGCTGGACAACGCGGGCATCCACTACAAGCCCTCCGAGACCGCACCGCTGGCCAACAGTGTAGTGCAGCGGCTCAACGCCGCCGGGTTCAACCCGAACATGCACCACGAACTGATCCCGGCCATCGCCGAGATGGGTGCGGCAAGCGGGCAGCGCACCACATGGTCCCAGCTTCGGAACATGCAAACCCAGATCAGCGACCTGAAGGCCAGCGACAACCCGCGCCTTCGGCGGGTGGCTGGCGAACTGGCCGACGAACTGGACAACTTCATCCACACCGCCAAGCCGACCATGCCCGCCAGCAGCGTCAGGGCGGGGGTCAACCCGGCGACGGAAATTGACGAGGCCCGGAGGCTCTGGGCCACGGGCTCCAAGGCGAAAGAGGCCGAGGCCCTTGCCGAAGTGGGCACCCGCAGGGCCGCCGACCCCACCAAGCAGGTCGCGGAGAATTTCGAGACCTTCACCGACAGCTTCAAGAAGGACCCGTCCAAGTACAATCCGTTCGGCAACAACTCCGACCAGATGCGGCTGATGGACAAGATTGTCGAAGGCAGCCCCAAAATGTCCGCCGCCTCCAAGGCGATGGACTGGACGGCCAAGGGCCTTGCCGGGGCCGGGGGCGTCGGGCTGGCGGGAGGGCTTCTCGGGCCCGCCCTCGGGT